ATCTTGTTTTTGTTGTAAAGAAGTTTTTAAATAATCATTATTAGTAGCAATTGTTTTTAATTTTCCTTCTAAAATTTTTACATCTAAAGGGTTTGTAACATTTAATTGCCCTCTCTCTAATCTACGTAAATTAATTTGTTCCATAAGATTATCAGCAGAATTAATTTTAACTCTATTTTCTATAGAAGGTTTATCCATTAAATCTTGTTTAGTTGTATCTAATATTTGATTTTCAATTGCCTTTCTTTGATTATCTAATTCTTGACCAGCAATAGTATTTTTCATAGTATCAATAGTATACTTCTGTATATCAAATTGATTAGACTTTTTTAATAAATTTAATTGATCTGGATCTAATTTAGGTGCAATTGCATCAGTACTTTTAACTGCTCCAGCAGTATTTTGCTGAGTGTATATAAGATTAGGATTTAATCCAGCTTCTCTATATCTCTGCATCTGTTGTTGAGGACTATTATATGCATTTTGCATATTCCAATCCTGTAATGCCCATTTTCTGTTTTGAGCGTTTGTATAAATCTGTGAGCCTGTATTTAATAGGCTTGAGCCTGCCGTTATTATATTTGACCAGGCTTGAGGTGTTAATGGTGGCATATACTTGTTTTTTTTGTTTTTTAGTTTGACACCAAATTTCCTTTTATTTGGTTTGTTCACTCGGTTGTCGTCCGCTGCGCTCCCTCCGACTCGTTCACTTACCAAATTTAGTCATTTGGTGTCAATAAGCACTAATATATCAAGGTAATTAGTGCTTATTTCTGACGCGCTACGCTTGTCTTCATAAAAATAGGCATGCAAGTAAACTTGCACACCCATTTTTCTGTTAATCGTTGATATTATCAACATCTTGTGATTGAATATCTTCAATCTGTTCTTCAGTAAGTTTTGACTTACTTTTTTCTGCTTTTTTGCTCTTTAAACGCTCTTCGATTTCGGCAAGTTCTTGACGAGCTGATATTTCAAGTTCTTGACGTTCAGCCAAATCGAGTCTGCGAGGGTCGATACCATCGCCATCTTCTCCTTCGTAAATAGGATCATTTCCTCCACCAAGAGGTAATCCACTTGCATATCTTGATAATAATTCTCTAACTGACATTGCTTGGTCAGGTACTGTTTGAGAAGGTTCTGTTATCTTCTCATTATCATTAAATTGCTTTGCGTTAAATATATTTCTAATTTTCATAAATAATTTGTTTTTCTTTCTAATTCAGCTAATTTTTGCATCTTTTTAAATGCAAAAATATGTCTTTCAGATATTACTTTTTCCTGTTCAGTAAAACTGCTGAATTCTTTTGATATTTTTAAATCTAATTCTTCGCTAATTTTAACCATATATTTAGCTATTTTATCCTTTTCTTCCTCATTATACATTTTATCCTTATAATATCTGGGCATTGCTATTTTTTTACCATCTTCTATAGGAACATACATACGTTCCTCTAAATTGTTTTTATGCCATTTTATCATGGCTTCTGTTATATAATTGCTGCCTAACCCTTTTGACATTACACTAAATTCCTTTTTTCTATCATCATTTTGATGCATGGGAATTTGAGATTTTTTACTCATATATTTTAAGGTATAACCAATAGAGGCAGCACTAACATTACCAATATGATAAGTACCAATAGACTTATTATTAAGAGCCCAAGCCCTTGGAATATCGTTTTTATTAGCATTAAAAAGAATAACATGATAATGCGGACGTTTTTTAGTACTTCCGTATTCCCCAACCGCATAATATTTAAGTTTTTCATTGGTTAATTTTCTTAATCGTTTAAAAAATTTTTGTAAATCTGTTAAATCTAAAGTCATATATCCATTACTAGTAATAGGTACGTATTCGGTATCATATGTTAATGTTATAAAGAGAGCGGATTTACTCCGCTCTCCTTCTTTTACTAACCGAAACGACCAACCAGATGTCCTTCGTTTCTTACATGGGGGGCATTTTCCACAAGGAAATGGTATATGTTCTCCTTTTATTTGTTCTTTCTTGTAGAAAGGAGTTATACACCTACTACTCATGGTTAAAACATTGGAGTACCAAATTTTGGCATAGGTCTAATAGCCTTAATTTTATTTAATACATGACAATATAAACTATCACCTTCTGGATCTTCTAATGCAAATATCCTTTTTGTTGGATCACAATCAACAAATTGTCCACTTAGTGAAGGTTGAGTATCAAATATTCTTCCTAAATGCCAATAATCTAATGTTGTCCTAAAATCACCCGCAACTCTTGACGGCATATATTTATATTCTGCATATCTTGGTACATAACCAAAAGTATCATTAGCAGTACTTGTGTACGCATAAATTTCATTATTAGTAACAGGTTGTTCACCAATATGTGCAAATGAAGGCCAATAATAATCTAAAGTATCATTTTTTAAATATGCCTTTGGAATACCTTGTTGATATGCTGTTTTTGGCATAACTGACATAATACCTATAATAAAACCATGTTCTTCACAATAATATGAACCTGAACGACCACTTGATACACTAATACCATGACCCGCAAGATTACCTTGTGGTAAACCATCAGTTTGACCAGTTGTATTAACAATTTCAGAAATTACTACTGGAGTTTTAACACCAGTAATATATTCTGGTCTTTGTAATCTTTTATCTGATGATTTTACACCAAAATGTGTCAAAATATTCTCAATATAACGAGTACCACCTCTTGCATTCTTTTCCAACCATTCTTGTAATCTAAAGGCACGACGTAAATCATTAATTGTTGTAGGTTCTACTTCTGCAGTAGTGCCTGGAACATATAGTCCAGCAGTTAATGGAGATGGTACATTACCATCTACAGGATAATAATCTGAAGCTGTTGTAGCAACATAATTATTTGCTCCTGTATTAGATTTACCATCTATTTTTGTCCATGGTGTAACTACTTCACCTAATGGAATATCTACTGCTTGACCTTTTTGTGCAAAAGGTAATGATGCAGTAAAATAATCATGTTCCCATGCTCTTTTACGTAAATTCCAAAAATCTGCAATACGTGTATTATTACTTCCATCATTTAACTTATAATCAACAGGCAATTTTAAATTTTGATCTCTATAATATTCATTATAAATAGCTTGATATGCAGCAAAAGGTAATGCATTAATATTTTGTGCAACTGCTCCTGTTTCTGTAGGTGGAATACCCATATAATCACCAAACTTCTTTTGTGCTGCAGTATAATCACCATAATTATATTCAAAATAAGGCATAACTAATTCACTTGAAGCATCTGTAATGAACTTTTCCCAATTTTGCCATACTATACGATTAGGTACAAAGAAATAATGCATACTTACATCCATTCTATGCATAACTGGAGCAATCATTGGTGCAAAACGTACAATACTTTCACAACCTAATTCAAATTTATCACCCGGTACACATTCTAAAGCCAATATGGGTGTGAGGTTACCCATATCTGCGCTTAATTTTACATCATGTGTTAAATCAAAGACATTCTTTTTAGGTCTTTGTAACTTAATAGAATTAAATAAATTCTGTTTCATTTGTTTGTTTTTTAATGTTTTTAAATAAGGGGTGACTAACCCCTAATATGTTATAGTCTAATTCCGCCACGTGATACATAGTAGCTGCGGCTTACTTTACGCTTGCCATAACCGCGCTTTCGAGATGAGCGGCGATATGAGTTTCGTCTTCGCATTTTTTTGTTTTTAGTTTGTTAGAAAAATACTTTACCATAGCTTGATCAATATATGGCCTTAATAACTTTTTTTCGTTAATATCTGAATTGTTATACCAACGAATTAATCTTATAATTTCATCTTGAGTATATAATCTCATTATTTTGGAATTTTCATTGTTTTAGTTGGCATAGATTTTCCAGTATACATTAATAATGCTTTTCCAAGAAATTCCATTACTTTTCCACCTACTGAACTACCTAATCCACTTAATATATTATTAAGTTCTTTCCTAACTTCTACATCCATTTTCTGCAAATCATTTTCCATAGTTTTTCCAGCTATAATTTGATCATAATTCTTCTTAATTAATTCATTAATATCTTGTTTTTGTTGTAAAGAAGTTTTTAAATAATCATTATTAGTAGCAATTGTTTTTAATTTTCCTTCTAAAATTTTTACATCTAAAGGGTTTGTAACATTTAATTGCCCTCTCTCTAATCT